ATGTGGTAAAACATCCTAGTTTCCTCGTCAAACCTAAGAAAATGAAAAACAAGAAAAACCATGCTTATCCTAGAAAATACTGGTCAAGTCTTATGCTTTTCAATAATCCTAAGTGTAAAGAACTTACTTATGATTATGTAAACCAAGCCCCAGCGGGTGCATTGCATGAGTTACATTGGGCAGATAGTATAGGGGAACTTCCTGCGCAGTATAATGCCATGGTAAATTATTACAAATTCAAGAGACCAAAAGCACTCCACTATACAGACGGCGGGCCTTGGTTAAATATAAACGAGTGTTCGGAGTACACAGCAAAATGGATGACACTTTACAAAAGTTAACAGAAGATAAAAATATTATACTTGTGGGAAATTCAGTGGAAATGTTGGAGCATGAGTATGGGGAGTACATAGAAAAGTTTGATACAATTGTACGATTTGGAAATGGTATACCTGATAAACACCCTAAGAATATGGGCACTCGCACAGATATATGGATTACAGGGTGGCTTCGTATGATTAAACATAAACATTTTCCAACCGCGTATAAATTATTCAATCGTTGCAGAATACACTTGGATATAAAACCTAAAGAAATGAAACCTGAGTTTGAATATGAGACTATGTTCGATGATGACGAATTAAAAAATATTTATAAAATGGTAGGGGCAAAGAATAATGTGAAGATGGGAAATAGACCGAGTGCAGGTTTCTTAGGTATATTATTTTTTCTTACTAAAACCAATCCTAAGTCAATTACTCTAATTGGCTTTGACTTTTTCTCTAAAAAATTACCTTTTAAAAGTGGCAATGATTACCCTGCAAGTTGGCATCTACCACACAATTCACAAGAGGCTAGTCCGCATAATATTATGGAAAAACCACTTGTGCAAAAATGGGCAAAGGAAGGTAAGTTGAAATGGAAAATCTTATCTGACTTGAACGAAGAGTTCTTAGATTTTTCCTAGTTTATATCCGACTTCAATTAATTTTCTTGATACTTGTTTCTGTTTATTTGATTTAAATAATAGAAGTTCGTTGAGTCTAGCATTTCTTAAATTTACAGGTATGTTCGGTATCTGTGCAGTCCACAAATCCCAAGGTATTCCTAATTGTACTCCTGCAGGTAGATACTCATATTTTTTAAGTAACCACTCTGGTTTTACATGGACACTAAATGCTTTTCTCATAATTACATTGTGATTAATAAAGTCTTTTGTATTTAGTGCTTCGTAAGTAAGAAGTTTATCATTTTTACCGTTTACATAAACTGGCATTGCTTTTCCTCTGTAATGAAACTTCTCAAAGAAAGACTGATTCCAACTACCCATAACTCTTCTATCTATATGATGTGGATAGAGTACAGGATTGATTCTATTAGTCTGACCTCTTGCAAATAGTAATTTTTCATCGAAAGTAACCATTTTATCCCAATTTATAATAAAGAACTGGGGGTCAACCATACCTTTACTTACAGTTTCTTTTCTACCTACATGCTCTTCTTCAAACATTTGACTTTTCCAACCTAAAATATCATAGTACTTTTTATAAGTAGGATGGTCTTTATAGACATGATTATGGCTATATAAAACAAATTTATCATCAAAGTATTTATTATCAGGTAATTCGTTTTTCCAATTATTTCTTAAGAATATTCTTGCACCACCTGCGTACATAACTCTTTTGTTTAGTCCGCCTTTATCTTTCCAATACTCTTTTAAGTATCTTATAGCTCTAGCTTGTTCTTCACCTTTCCAGAAACTTTGATATACTTTTACGTTTTCTATATTACTTATTACCCACTCTACTACACTTTTATCCCAGTCATCTTCGTGAATAAATAAATGCAAGCGAAAGTCCTCGTCTTTCTCAATCAGAGAAGCAAGTGTAAATAAACTAAAATCTTTTATGTATGTATGTACTATCTCAATCATCTTGTTTTTTATATTCCCAAAAATTATTTATAAACCTTTCAAGTCTTTCTTCAGCATCGTCATCAAAATCAAATATGATTCCTGAATTTTTTGCTGATAGAATCTTACGTATAGTATGCGAGGCTTTTGTCCCAGATACTGCATGGTAAATGCTTTCGTATGTTAATAAATTCTTTTCTCTTTCTTTTTTAGTATGACTTATCATACCAAGTTTTTTGTTTAATAATAATGCTACTATGCCCATTTCACTGTTTGGCATTGTAGCAACTTCTTTACAGTTGTATAAAATTTCATGCCCACTTTGTTTTTTATTTAATACTTTATCTGCTCCAAAATCTTTTTTAAATTTAGCCATATAAAGTGCATTAGTGATAGGATGTGGTTTTATTACATAACCTTGTTTTATGTATTCTCTCATTCTACCCCAATGTATAACTCTATCTTTACATATTAAATTACTACCTGGTGGAAAAATTACTTTATCATAATGTTCTTGTGTTTGTGCTAAAATGTATTTATCTTCTATACAATTTAGTATTTTTTCTATTCTTTCTTCGTCAATTTCTATATCTGAATTAGCAATAGATAGCATTAACTTATCGTTAATTTTTATGGAATTTGTTTTTACATAAATTCCTCTACCTAAAAAATCTGTGTATAACCACTTTCGTATTGTAAACAATTCATTTGTGTTAAACCAAACGTCATATTCAAATCTAACACCTTCTCTCCACTCTGGTATTACTCTTTGTTTGAACTTTAGTAATGCGTCTCTTTGATGGTCGGGTCTATAGCAAGAGCCTGATTTCATAAAGTGAGTAACCTTATCTCCAAGACTCTCATTACTTGCCATCGGAACTAATTTATCTTTTTTGACTGGACTTTTATTTATTTTTAGTTCCATTCTTTAACTCAAATAATTGTGTTTCTATATTTTTTAATCTATCTTCTTGTTCTACGATTGTGTCCATTAGTGCTACAACGATGCTTTCTAGTTTATCGTTGACATACTTGGGGGTTATATCTTTGTCCTTTAGTTTCATTTATTCTGTCCATGTTGAACCGTCCCAGTAACTTGCACTAAAGTCGCTTATACTTGCGACTTCCGTGTCAAAGATTGTACCCGCCTGAGACGCTGTTATTCTTTCAAATACTGTGGTACTCGTATTAAATGTAGTTGTGGTAAGGTGGTCAGTATCTCTAGTAGTTTCTGTTACCTTACCTGTGGCAAATGTTGTGGTTGTTGTTTTGCCTGTTTCAAATTCTGTTGTTCTAGTAGTTTCAAAAGTAGTTGTTGTGTCATACGCTGTAGACTTAGATGTCGTTGTAGACCTATTTGTCTCAAATGTAGATACTGTACTTCTGCTTGATGCTGTATCTCTTGCAGTAAGTGTTGCTCTAGCAGTATTAAATGTACTTGTAGTTTCTCTACTAGATTGCGTAGCTCTAGTGGTTATTGTTCCTAAAGTTGTAGCATATACTGTTGTTGTATCTCTACTTGTAGTTGTTCCTCTAGCTGTATTGAACGTAGTAGTAGTTGCTCTAGAAGTTCCTGTTACTCTTTGTGAGCCTCTACTTGTTAAGTATGCTGTTTCATATGCAGTACTTCTTGATGTGTTTGTATTTCTAGTAGTTCCGAATGATGTATTATCTACATACGCTGTTGTTCTTGAAGTTTCTGTTCCTCTGCTTGTATTTGTGCTTCTACTTGTATTTGTACTTCTGCTTGTTGTAAATACTGTATTATCTACATATGCTGTTGTATAGTTTGTATTTACTAAGAATACAGTAGTGAAATTAGTACTATCTACGTATGCGGTTGTTCTTGTAGTATTCGTATTTCTTGTAGTTGCAAAACTTGTATTATCTACATAGGCTGTTGTTCTACTTGTTTCAGTAGTTCTAGAAGTGTTTGTTGCTTGTGTAGTTGTATATGCAGTTTCATTTGTAAATGATGTATTATCTACATATGCTGTTGTAAATGATGTATTATCTACATACGCTGTTGTTCTTGAAGTATTTGTGCTTCTTGTAGTTGAGAATGAAGTATTATCTACATAAGCTGTTGTAAATGATGTATTATCTACATACGCGGTTGTTCTAGCTGTATTTGTACTTCTTGTAGTTGAGAATGAAGTATTATCTACATATGCTGTTGAGAAACTTGTATTATCTACATATGCTGTTGTTCTAGCTGTATTTGTGTTTCTTGTAGTTGCAAATGCAGTGTTATCTACATATGCTGTTGTAAATGAAGTGTTATAACTTGTGTTGTTTGTAAATCCTGTATCTCTACTTGTGTTAGTGGCTTGTGTTGTATTATATGCTGTGCTATTTGTAAACCCAGTATTTCTACTTGTATTCGTTGCTTGTGTTGTATTATATGAAGTAGAGTTTGTAAAGCCTGTATTTCTACTTGTATTTGTAGCCTGTGTAGTTGTTCTAGATGTATTCGTGTTTCTAGAAGTGTTTGTGTTTCTACTTGTATTTGTTGCTTGCGTAGTATTGTAAGCAGTATTTCTAGAAGTATTCGTGTTTCTACTTGTATTCGTTGCTTGTGAAGTATTGTAAGCAGTATTAAATGAAGTATTATTTGCAAATCCTGTAGACCTAGTTGTATTATATGAAGTATTACGTGCACCAGTTGCTCTAGTTGTATTTACTTGTCTAAATGCTGAACTTGCAGAAGTACCTGTTCTTCTTTGATAAGTTCCAGAATATCCACTATTCTGACCACCACCCCAGCCGGAATAATAGTTTCCTGGGCTAGACCAGTATACTGTAGTAATTCTATTGTAGTAATAAGTCAGGTATGAAGTAGAGTCTGTAGTTGACCTTGTAGTTCCATAAGAAGTATTCCTACTAGTATTTGTACCTCTAATTGTACCTCTACTTGTACCAAATGATGTGTTATCTACATAAGCTGTACTGTTTGTAAATCCTGTACCTCTAGTTGTTCCGAATGAAGTGTTGTCTACATATGCTGTACTATTTGTAAATGAAGTAGAGTTTGTAAATGAAGTACTAAAAGATGTGTTGTCTACATATGCAGTGCCTCTAGTTGTATTTGTATTTCTTGTTGTACCAAATGAAGTGTTATCTACGTATGCAGTACTTCTACTTGTGTTTGTATTTCTACTTGTTCCAAAAGAGGTGTTATCTACATAAGCAGTAGACCTACTTGTATTTGTACTTCTTGTTGTGCTTCTTGTTGTACTTCTCGATGTATTTGTTGCTTGAGTAGTTGTATACGAAGTAGAGTTTGTAAATCCTGTAGACCTAGAAGTATTTGTAGATTGTGTAGTTGTTCTAGATGTATTTGTTGCTTGAGTAGTTGTATACGAAGTATTATTAGTAAATCCTGTACTTCTACTTGTATTCGTAGACTGTGTAGTTGTTCTACTCGTATTAGTAGATTGTGTAGTATCATAACTTGTATTGTTACTAAATCCTGTACTTCTACTTGTGTTAGTAGACTGTGTAGTTGTTCTACTTGTGTTTGTACTTCTAGCTGTATTTGTATTTCTTGTTGTACCAAATGAAGTGTTGTCTACATATGCTGTTGCTGTTCCATATACAGTAGTTCTAGAAGTGTTTGTTGCTTGTGTAGTTGTATACGAAGTAGAGTTTGTAAATCCTGTGTCTCTTGATGTATTTGTATTTCTACTTGTAGTTACACTTGTATTAGAAGCTCTAGAAGTTGTTCTACTCGTATTAGTAGATTGTGTAGTATCATAACTTGTATTATTCGTAAATCCTGTATTATCTACATAAGCTGTTGATGTATTATATACAGTAGTTCTAGAAGTGTTTGTTGCTTGTGTAGTTGTATACGCTGTCTGGTTTGTAAATCCTGTAGACCTAGATGTACCAATTACAGTATCAAAACTTGTAACATATGTTGTAGTTGTATTGTAGTTGGTAGTAGTGCTACGTGCGGTATTAAAGGTCGTAGTAGTTGTATACGTAGTAGTAGTATCGTGACTTGTTAAAAAAGTGGTTGTAGTTGTATACGCTGTTGTAGTATTAAATACTGTTGTAGTACCTTGTGTAGTTGTAAAGGTAGTTGTAGTATTGAATGTTGTAGTAGTTGTAAATAGAGTTGTAGTTGTAGTGGTTGTATTATATGTTGTAGTCGTATTGTGAGTAGTGCTTCTACTTGTATTCGTAGCTCTATCCGTATCAAATGTTGTTACTCTATCTGTGTTATATGTTGTTGTTGTGCCACGAGTTGTATCAAATCCAGTAGTCGTATTAAACGCTGTTACCTGTACACCTGATATGGTAGTTCTAGCTGTTGCTGTATTTCTTGAAGTTTCGTGAACGACAGAAAATGGCCCTTCTAGAGCACCACTATCGTTTACGTATACTTCATTAACCCTTCGTATTGTGCCATTGTCGTTGATGGCGAGAAAGGATATCTGACGTAATGTACCATTGTCATTAACATATATTGCCATTTTTTAACTCGAATAGACAAACCATACATGACCGTCACTCGTTCCTGAAGTATTTGTTGGTGCTGTTGTTGTTATTGTAAAAGGTAGTCTAGCTTTTGCGATAGTACCAGAGCCAATCTTTCCTGATGCGACCGCTCCTTGAAAGTTTCTGCTAGAGTCAACTACCTGTGTTCCATCAATCTTGATACCTGCGTCTTCGATGTTAAAATCTAATTTTTGTCCCATTTTATACCTCTATTGTTGTTCTTATGAACTTGTATGCCATTGTGTCTGCACTTGCTGGCGTTACTCTTAATCTTACATTACCTGCACTTACATCTGCGTCAAATGTTGCTTGTGCTCCATTGTCAAAGATAGACGCGTACTGTGTTAAGTATACATCTGACCCATCATGGAATAGGAAAATTTCTAATGCTTGATAATCTGAATCTGTTGTGTTTTTAATCTGTACTACATATTTAGCAGTTCTAAATACAGTAGTTGCAAAACTATCTAGTGTAAATACTGTCGTTGCAGATGAACTTCCTGTACCAACATCCATACCAGCTACTTCGTCTATGTGAAGTTTTTGTGGTGGATTAGTGTCTTGAATACCTATGCTACCTGCTACATTTACTTTATTAGATGTGCTTCCACCAAACCCTAAATCTCCTCCAAATGTAATACTTCCTGTCATTGTTTTACCACCAAGTGCTGCACTTGATAATTGTGTAGTTGTTATAGAGTTATTTGCAATCTCACTTGACCCAATAGCGTTTGCTGCTATTTTACTGGCGTCTATAGCATTGTCTTGAATTTTTGCAGTTGTTACTGAATTACCAGCTAATTGTGCTGTATTAATTAGACCATCTTGTATAAAGCTAACGCTATTTATTGCGTTTGCAGCTAGTTGTGTTGCTGTGATAGAAGCGTTTGGTATTTTTGCAGAAGTAATAGCATTATCAGCTATCTCTACTGCTGTTATTGTACCATTTGGTATTTTAGCACCTGATACAGAGTTATCAGCTAATTTACCTACTGTTACTGCTCCTGTGCCTATTTGTTCTTCTGTTACTGCACCTGAAGCTATTTTGTTTACTGTTACGGAGTTAGAACCAAGTTTTGCTTCTGTTACAGAACCAGTTGATAAATGAATAGCATCTATACTTCCTGTTACTAACTCTGCTGAATCAACGGAGTTAGAAGCAATATGTCTGGCTAGTACAGCGTCTGTTGCTAGTTTAGTAGCATCTATTGAGTTGTCAGCCATATTGCCTGTAGCAATAGTATTGGCTGCTATTTTTCCTGTTGTGACCGAGGCGTCTGCTAGATGCTCGTTATCTATACTTCCTGCAACATAATGTTCTGAATTTATAACATCATCTGCTATTTTTGTGCCGTCTACTATGTCTGCGGCTAAATGTATTCTGTCTATACTGCCTGATACGAGTTCTGAACTGTCTACAGAGTTTGCTGCTAAGTGTAATGCTCCTACAGAGCCAGTAATTAATTCTGAAGCTCCGACAGCATTTGCTGCTATCTTACTAGCGTCTACAGCATTTGTTCCTATTTTTGCACTTATTACTGCACCAGAAGCTAACTGTGTAGAGCCTACTGCTCCTCCAGCTATTTCTGCAGCTCCTACAGCATTGTCTGCTATATGAGAAGCATCAATAGACCCTGTTGATATTTTATTAGCATTTATTGCGTTATTTGCAATGTTTGGCCCTGTAATAGTTTCTGAGCCTACTTTGGCACCAGTGACTGCGTCATCTGCTAAGTGTATAGTATCAATGCTACCTGTCACTAATTCTGCTGAATCTACTGAGTTTGCTGCTAGTTCACTTGCTGTTATGCTTCCTGCGACTATCTTACTTGCATTTACTGTGTTGTTTGCAATCGCACTTGCTGTTCCTGTTAAGTTACCTGTAACGTTGCCTTCTACATTTGCTACTATAGTACCTGTTGTAATTGTTAGGTCACCTGTTGAAGCACCTGTAAATGTGCCTGTACCTACTTTAAATTTATCTTCACTTTCATCAAATCCTATAAATGCGTTATTTGAATCTCCTCTTTCAATTACTATACCAGCGTCTCCATTTGGAGACCCTGTTGTACCTGTACCTAATTCTAATAATGGGTCAGATATTGTAGTTGTAGTAGAGTTAACAGTCGTTGTTGTACCGTTTACTGTTAAGTTTCCTGAAAGTGTAACGTTTCCTGTGAATGTTTGACCACCTAATGCATCTGATTTAAGTTCAGAAGCTGATACTGCATTTGCTGATATTTCACTGTTACCAACTGCATTTGCGGCTATCTTTGCTCCTGTTACAGCATTGCCTGCTATATGTATTGCATCAATAGAGCCAGAGATTAATTCTGCGCTGTCTACTGAATTGTCTGCTAGTTCGCTTGAACCTACAGCACCTGCATTGATGTGTCTTGCTAGTATTTGGTCTGTTGCAATTTTTGCTGAAGTAACTTGGTTAGCTGCAATATGTATTGTGTCAATACTACCAGTTGCTATTTCTGAACTATCTATTGAGTTTTCAGCTATATGTGTTACATCTATAACACCTGTACCTATTTTTGCAGCAGTGATTGAATTATCCCCTAAATGTATAGTATCTATACTACCTGTTACTAACTCTGCTGAATCTACTGAGTTTGCTCCTAAGTGGTCTGCTGTTATTGTTGCTGTAGGTATGTGTCTTGCAACGATTGAATTTTGTGCTATCTTAGTTCCGTCTACTGCGTTATCTGCAATATTGGCTAAGGCTATTGTATTGGCGGCTATTTTTGCGCCTGTTACTTGTAAGTCGCCTATATGTGCAGTATCTATACTACCATCTACTAAATGTTCTGAATCTATTGAGTCATCTGCAATTTTTGAGCCACTTACTGCATCCGCTCCTATTTTTCCACTAGTTACTGCTCCTGTACCTATTTTTGCTTCTGTTACTTGTGAAGCTCCAATATGTATAGTATCAATGCTACCTGATACAAGTTCAGAACTATCAATAGAGTTTGCAGCTATTTGTGTAGAACCTACACTATTAATTCCTACATTGGAACTATTTACTATTGCTGTCCAACCCATGTTAGCGTGTGCTGAACATTGGTAATACAATATTTGAGGAGTAGTACTCGTAACGGCAATTTCTGTGTATGCACCTGAACTTCCTGCTGTTCCGTTATTTGTAACTCCTGTAGTATAAGCCGTTGTTTTATTGGCTTCTAAATAAAATCTGAAAGGATGGTTAGCGTTTGACGAGTCATCTTGCTTAAATTTATAGGTATTCCCAGGTTGTAATACTAATACTGGAGACTCTTTGCTTTCGAACTTATATCCTAGAGTGCTACCATTTCCGTAGTCACCATGTGCGGAAGTTTTTGTAACAACCGTTACATCATATTCATAAGTTCCAAATTCTTGAATTGATTTTGCGTTCTTGTGTATTTCACTTGAAGTAACATTATCAGCAACTATTTTTGCTGTACTCACTGAATTTGTGCTTAGTTTTGCACCTGTTACTTGTAAAGCTCCAATATGTATAGTGTCAATACTACCTGTTATTAGTTCGCTAGAGTCTACTGAGTTTGCGCCAAGTTGTGTTGAAGTAATACTCCCATCAGCAATATGATGAGCAGTAACTGCATTTTGGGCAATCCTCGCTGTTGTTATTTGATTTTCAGCAATCTTGTCTGTAGTTACAGCATTATCAGCTATCTGTAATGTTTCAATTGCGTTTGTTGCTATCTCTGAAGTGTCTACTGAGTTTGCAGCTATCTCGTTGGAAGTAACAGCGTTAGCAGCTATTTTGGCTGTTGTGACTTGTCCTGTTCCAAGGTGAATAGTATCAATAGAACCACTTACTAACTCACTTGAATCTACTGAGTTTGCAGATATACCTGCGTTTGTTACTGAGTTATCTCCTACACCTGTTACCGCACTAGCTTGTAGCTGTGCAGCTCCAACAGAGTTTGTAGCAAGTTCTGAGGTGGTAATAGCATTAACTGCTATTTCAGAAGCACCAATAGCATTTGCAGCTATCTTTGATGCTACTACACTATTGTTTCCTATTGAATCTTGTTGTACTAAAAATTTACCGATTAGTGGCATTTTATGTTTGCTCCAAATAAGATAGAACTACGTCTATCGAGCTTGACGTGTTTGACTGTACTTTAATTGCATCACCAGCTTCTAATACTACTTTTGCGTCTCCACCAATTGGTGCGAGTGTTGAACCTGCTGGTATTTCTATTCCATGAACTATACTGATGTGATTAGTTGTACTTGCGTCATAAAATTGAGCAGTAGCATTTATATCTGCGCCGCCAACATTACATAGATATAAACCTATAATCGTTGTTGTTGTTGAACTAGGACAAGTGTATACTGTAGATAAACTTGTTCCTATGTCATTTCCTGTTGCTGTTTTAAATGCTGATGCCATAATCTTATCCTAATGCTATCGAGAAAGCTACTAGGTCATCTGTTGTTAATGCTCCTGGTACATGACTGGCTATAGTTATTATTGAGCCGTCTGCTTTCTTTGTATAAATCTTTTGGTCAGCCACATTCATAGCAAGTTCATGTGTTTGTAAATCGCTTGACTGTGGCACAGATAATGCTGTTTCTGACCTTTTTGGTTTAATAACGTGAGACATTCTTAGAAAGTACCTCCGTCTAATGTGTTAGTCCATGTTATTGTTCCGTTGTTTCCTACTTGTAATACTTGTCCTACAGAGTGTGTAGAGTCGTATGTTCCGATTGATAAAGAAGCAAAAGAGCTACCACCATTTGCACCATATAATAGTGTACCTTCTGGTAGTGCGCTTACTCCTTTTAATCTTGCTGTGTCTGAATTAAGTTCTATTGTAGTATTATCTACATTTACAGATAATGTATTTCCTGATTTTGCTAAACCGTTTCCTGCTGTAACACTACCAGCTCCTGAGAACTGTGTAAATGTTAAACTATCTGTACCAATGGAAGCTGAGCCAGTTATGTTTGAAAGTACAAAACCTGCATCTGCATCACTACCTTCTTCAACAAATGTAAACATACCACCAGTAACTTCTGCTGCACTGTCTGCATCTGTTGTTCTTGTAAGAACGTATGGGTTTCCAACATCACCTACTGTTGTTACAGAGTAGATACCGTTTTGTTTTCCGTCTGTCTGTGCTTTTACAAGTACTCTGTCTCCAGATGTTAAGTTAGTGCTATCTATAGAAACCGCACCATTACCACTTGCTGTAAGTGTTGCACCGACGCCACTAGTACCATTATTATAAGTTGTATTTAAATTACTCTGTGAGCCAACTCTTACTGAATCTTTGATATCTAGTGCTTGTTTTACAGAATCAACATATGCTTTAGTTGTAGCATCAGTTGCTTGTGCTGGAGTACCAATATTAGTTATTTTGTTACCGCCCATATCAACTGTTTGTGAGCCTGCGACTGTTAAGCCACCATCAAAGTCAGCTGATTGTGTGAATGTTGCTGTACCAGTAACTGTTACTGTATCTCCTGAATTATCTCCAAGAATAACATTACCGTCTGCTTTTAACTGTCCGTCTACTTCTAAGTTTGAAGAGAAAGTCGCATTATTAGTTACTGCTAATGTACCTGCGATTGCTGTATTACCTTCTCCGCTTGTTACTGTGAATTTGTCTGTGTTAATTGTTAAGTTACCAGCAGCTGATATAGCTCCATTAGAAGATAAAGAATTAACTGTTGCAGAACTTGATACATCTAAAGTACCATTTAAATCTACGTTCTTGCCAAGTTCAATTTCTTCACTACCGTTTGTGGTAATTAATTTAATATAAGAAGTACCGCCTTCATTAATATCTAACGCTGCTGCATTATCATCTAAGATAGTGATTGAGTTAGATTGTGAGGCTAAAGATAAAGTACCTCCATGAGTGACTGTTACTGTACCAGCTGCATTTAATCCTAATGCTCCTGCTGATGAAATTGTTATGTCGCCACTTGTTACTGTTTTTAAAGTAAGTGCTGAAGCTGAAGTTGCTAATGTATTGTTAGCACCTGTAATTGCTGTAGCCCCAGTAAGTATTCTATCTATTTTACTATCTGAGCCAACAATAACTGCTGAGTTAGCTGTTAAAGTCCCATGTGCATGGTCGAGCATTGCAACATACAAATCTCCACCGATTGTTGTTACTGCTGAACTACTAGGGTGACCTATAAATAGCTTTTGCGAATTAGAAGAATACGCTAACTCACCAGCACCTAACGAGGTAGGAGCAGCGGTGGAACTACTTCTTTTGATTTTAATGGTTTGTGCCATGATTATTTCCTATCGAGCTATTAAAAGCTCCCTGCGTCTACCGTGTCTGAGTCGGCTGAATTGTTACCTATCATTATAGGGACAAATTCAAAGTTTCCACTCGATGTTTCACGGTAAATCTTTAACTGATTATCATCAGTATCATAAAATAAATCTCCTTCAGCCAAGTCTGTTGTACTTGATGTAGGAGCTGTTGTTGAGACAAAGAATTGATTTGCTAGAAAGTTAAGTGCACCTTCTACAGTCGTTTCACTTGCCAGTGTACCTACAGGATTAGAGAGACTAATTCCTGCAGCGTCATCAGCTGTACCAGCAATTGCGTTAGATATTGTTAGAGTTGTACTTTGAGATGTAGCACTGATGCTTGTATTATTAGGAGTAATAGTTATCGTTGTTGCCATTATCTTGTTACATTTGGTGTAACTCTTGCTACACCCTCGATTAATCTAGTCATGCTTGAGGCTGATGAATTGAATAATTCTAAATCATAGTAATACTTTCCTGCCGCAACGTTTGCTGTTACAGTATAAGGCAAAGCCATTTTTATAGTTCCATTGGCGGAGTCTATAACTGTACAGGTAAATGTTGCTGAGAGAGTATTTGAAGTAGGAGTAGGTCTTAATTGTGCAGTTGCGGTGTGATTTGATAAGTTTATTGGTTCGCCATCTTGGGCAAGACTGAGCGACAAAGCGAAATCTGCGCCCTGGTCGATAACTATATCATATTTTCCTGCTGCCATATTTGTACTCCTATATGCTAAATTATATCAAAAACTTGAGGTGGTGTCAAGAACTATTTTTGAGGGGTATATGCTTAACCTACGAGTTTGGGAATTTATCTTTGACGGCCTTTCTAGCTAGATAAAATTGTCCAGTTTTTGCTGCGTCACCAAACTTGCCATCATCTATATCGTGGTATAGTAAATCCAATTGCTCTCTTAGCATTGTATAGTATTTTGCTCTTTGTTGTGCTGGAGTGTCCCCTTTACTTAAATTTATATTCATTGTCCGTACCTCTTTACATTTACTGTTGTTCCACTATGTTGTTTATAATGGAGTTTTTTAAATTTTATTACGTATTGCCCTGGTTCTTGTATTGTTAATGTTAGGGTAGTATCTGACATAACTCCCATAGATTCGCCATCTTTAAATACTTCTGTACCTACTGGAACTCCAGTTACATTAACTACTTCGTCTATTGCAGGTGTAGTTGTAGAAAAAGTAAAATCAAATATTGATTTCTCTACTAAAGCAGTTGCGTCACTATTTAAATGAAAATCACCATCGGGTAAATTTTCAGATTCTAAGGCAACGTGACTGTTTCCTAAATCTGATTGTGCACTTTTTATTGCATCATTTATTAGTCCTGTAGTAGACCACACTATTTCTTTATTACTATTATAAAATATATTATATATCATAAACTTTCTCCGTTTAAAAAATTCTCTGCTGTAAATATTATACAACTCCAAAAATAACGAGCATTAGTATTAACAGAACCAGCTGACATAAACCCAGTACCTGCATTTGGGTTAAAATCATCATCATGATACTGGCCCACGCTGTTGTGTAATACTATAGTGTTATTTGTTGTGCTACTTACTTGTAATCCGCTATACGCCCCCATACCTGGAAATACTACTTCATCTCCATCTTCGTCTCCTTCTTCAGTACGCTCACTCAAATCAATATTATAACTAAAAGGAGGGTAAGTTTCAGTTGCTACTCCACTGCTGATTTGATTAAAAGTACACCATCTGACTGCAAAACAAGGTACATAACCTAAATTATGTGTTATTGTAGTTGTATGTTGATTATAAGTAACATTATTATAAGTAAAACTAATTTGTGTTCCGTTATATGTTTGAACATTTGGGACTAATATTCCTTGTGAAGCAGAATGTACAATAAGACTTTCTGCAGCTCTTGAATCAAATCCTAAAGGTTGATTAGAATTTGTTACATCTTGTCCTGCCCTAGAAACAAATAGACCATAATCTGTACTTCCTCTTTTTCCTAATAATACTCTATTTGCCATTAGAATATCGCCAAGTTTGAGTATCTAGGTACTACAAATGATTTTACATTTACAGATAGAGTTCCTGTATTTTCTATGCTTATTGTTTCTAAAGACTCACTTACACTGAAATCATACGATAGTGCACCAGATGCAGAACTATATGTTGTTGGGGCTAAAAGTCCGAAACCTATAAAACCAAAATCAATTCCAAAATCTATACTACTTAAATCTAAAGTTGCTGTACTTCCTGCACTAACAGTAGTGGTGACTGTAGTAGTGGTTCCTCCTCCTACTACAGGTATAGGAGCAAGTTGGTACATAGATATTATTCTTCCTAAACTAGTTCCTACCCCGTTGTCAGTATTAAATATTAATTCATCTGCCGTACAAGTGGTTACATCTTTCCCAGGTCTTGATATGTATAATCCATACCCAGGACTTCCAGCACTATGTCCGTGATTGCTATTTATATTTTTTCCTAATATTAATCTATTTGCCATAATTATCCAAAGTAAGTGCTTGTCATATATCCATAAGCACAGGGTATTCTTAATACAAAGAAACTTGCATTAATCATTTCTGTTTGTTGTGGTATCTCTGCATTATTATAAGTATAATTTCTTCCAATAGAAACAGGAGCTCCTACGTCAGTACCATTTGCACCTTGAGAAGTTGGACTATCTGCAGCAGCTTCTACTGGGTACATTGTACTAGAAGTTGTTTTAAATAAACTTAGTCTATTTACAGATTCATATATTTCTTCTTCTTCCTCTTCACCTTCGTAGCCTCCTCCGTGTTGTTCTGATAAAACTATTAAAGGTACATACCCTAAACTCGGCTTTATTGTCCCCGAACCAGTTAGAAAATTTACTCCAGTAGAAGATAGCTCTGGATAATCATAAGTTCCTCCAGCTATTCCTATAAATGTTTCTAGAGAATTGGATGCAGGATAACTTATTACCATATCAGAGGTTGTTTTCATAAGTGTTAATCTATGGTCGACACTAGAAAGATTGCTTGTAAGAGCTGTTACTCCTGATATACTTGCAGCATTAATATCTGCTTTCATATTGTCTACAGTAGTAAAAGTGACACCAGACGATGTTGTTGTTGTGCTAAGAGTTACTGTTGTTCCATCTATTATTATTTTCTTTCCTGTTAAATTTACTGGGTTAGTAAATGCTGTACCAAATCTATTGACTGAGCCTCTTACATATGCTTCTTGGTCTGCTGAGTAGTCTACAAAATTTAATCCTGCACCTCCTGCATATATTTGTCCTGTTCTATTTTTTGTGGAGTCAAAAATCATATCTTTATCTGCTCCAGTAGTAACGTCAGTACCTGCTCTAGATACTTTTAATCCATAGGTGCTTCCTATGTCTCCTAATAATACTCTATTTGCCATTAGTCTGTAATTAAAATCCTCCCATTTGTTCCGTCTATTGTTATATTTCCTACTACTATGCTTCCTCCAGAAGCAACACTCATACTTGAAGTTACGTTTCCTGATGAATTTATAGCAGTGCCATTGTGTGTGGCTTTTCGTACACTTGCTACATTTATACCACTTGAATCTGATGTTATTTGAGCATCCGCTGCTGTTAGTGTTATATCATTATTTGAGCCATTATTTAATCTTAAAAGCCCTGTACTTGGTCTACTAAAACTAATTTGGTCATTCTTTAAAGCATCAGGAGCTGTAGCACTCTGTATAACACTAGTTCCTTTCTTAATTCTAACTGTAGTTCCACTATAGTCAATATCTAAGTCACTGTTTCTTACGTCAACGTCACTCAATACAGTACCATTAGCTTGTTTAAGGTTAGTACCTGCTATAGCTCCTACTGTAGCTCCACTAGCTGGTAGCGTACTAAATACTTTACCACTTCCTGATAAATTGGTAGATATTAT